CTACTAGCTATTGCCCTAACTTCAATATCAGTTTTTTCTGGAAATGACAAAGGTATAGTAAAGTCAACAACATTTTGGCTCAATACAACTGTATGCTTGTCTTGAGTCCTAAAAACTCCACCAAATTCTCTGCTTATAAGACGTGTTATGCCAAACTTATTATTTTGTTCTGTATAACAAGTGGTATTATTTCTAAATAGATGGGCAGTATGTCCAGCAGGAACCGTCCATAAAGCCATGAGGGTTTGGTTTTCTCCCAAAGTTATTCTGGCGTATGTTGTCCCAGTATTAGTAATGTTTATCGTGCCAGAAGGTGCCTGTGAGCCTTTAACAAACGCTCTATACACACGTAAAAAGAAACCGTTAGTTTCAGCTACACCAGTTCCATCAAGAGTAACTGTTTCTGAAAGCTCGTTATAGTCAGAGTCTAATCCTTGAATAGTTACTTGAACATCTTCATCATTTGCACCCTCTGTGCTTGTTGCTGTCATTTTAACAGCAGAAGAAGGATAGGCATAAATACCGCCAACATCCCAGATAGTTTCTTCAGTATCTTGAACTAAAGAATTAAATCCAAACTTGTGAACGCGATAATGATACGCAATTTGCCCACGCGAAACCTGAAGCTCAAACGGCTCTGAAGTTCCTACACGAGATATAGAACTTACTTCACGAGACATTTGAGCTTCCTTTTAATTATAAAAAACAGTAACGGCAGTTATTGCGGTAAATGTTGTTACAAAAATGTCCTCAACTCTTATTCCTTCTGCTGGAATGTTTACGGAGTGAGAATCAGAAGCGAGAAAGTCAATGTCTAAGACAGTTTCTCCCCCACTTCCGTTAGTAACAGTTAAACGAGGCGAACCTGTCGTAGTTAAGACCTGCATCTGTCTAATCCGAGCAGGCCCGACACTGGCCGAACCTGTTGCTGTCAGGCGTTTTGCTTTTACATCAGAACCAGCCATTGCACTCTCCTATTATTCTACGCCATCATTAGCCATTGCGTATGTCAAAGCACCCACAAAAGTACCGCTAGTAGCCGCAGAAGCTCCCACATTTGCAGTTACAGTTGCATTAGCTGCTAAACCACCAGCAACAACTAAAGCTCCCGCTGCGCCTGTTATTTCGCCTTTTACGTCAACAGGTAACTCATTCGCAATACCATCTGGATCGGTAGATGTTCCCAAGTCAATTGTAGGGTTTGTTCCACCAGCCGCTGCTTGAATAGTTTGTACTGAAAGAATAATTGCGCCTGAGGGCAATGTTAATGTCTGCCCAGCAGATGAAGATGTTCCGATACGAACATTTGTCGCGCCAGTTGCTGTTGGGTCACAAGCAAACTGAACAGTTTGAGTCATGACGCCAGGGGTAACAGTTCCTTTACCACCACCGCCATAAGAGCGTACTACGCCCTGAAAGGTTGTATTAGCCATGTAAATCTCCTTGTCTTGGCTATTGTCTGCAAAATCGCAGTCAAGGGTTTATTAAATATACAACAAAAAAGGGCGACTGTGAAGCCGCCCTTTGTGTTCCACATGAAACAAGGTTATGCGCCTGGGGTGCCGAAGACTGATCTCCAGTCAGAAACTCCAAAGCTGTAACGCTCACGAGCTTTAAAACGCATGTTTCCAGTATCAAAATCACCTTCCATGGCTGTTTTGATAGGAGAACGGTTAAACATTTTAAAGCCGTTTGGTGCGTCTGTCTTAATGAAGAAAGCGTCTGTGTCCGTTAGGAAGTGGTTCACAACCGCTCCTTCAGGAATCATACCCATGCTCTTCATTGCATTTGTATCGTTATCCGCTGTACCTGGGCGTAGATTTGAGTTCATTACCCGCTCTGCAATAAACTGAAGTTCTTTTGGAATAATCAGTTTCATGCCGCGAATAGCGACTTTTAGTCCACGCTCATCTGTAATACCAGCAATGTCAATCAACATCTGCTCAAGAGAAGTTTCATTGAGATCAGCGGCTGTTGCCAAAATGTTTGACTGGTTTCCAGATAATGATGGGTGTGCATTAGAACAAAGAGCTGCACCATCTCCTATAGGGGATGTTGTGCTAAACGCATTGTTCAAAACAGAAGCAGCTTTAATCTGCTTTGTTTGTGCCATTGAACGAGCAAGAGCTTTCGTATAACGAGAAGCCAGTCGATCATAAAGGTTATCCTCAATCGCCTCTTCGGTAATTGAGAACGCTAGGGCTACTGTTTCATGAGTGTACCGAGCAGTGTATGTCTCTTGTGCATCATCAAACTGTATTGCTCCACCTTCGGACTTTACGGGGGCTGTTGAGAAGCCACCGAGCATCACCTCCTCCTCGAATGCACGATCTGAAGACTCTTCTGCGAAGATTTCAGCGTGTTCATTCTCGTAGCGATCAAACTCAAGACCAAACAGAGCATTTAACCCTGGCTCTAGCTCTTTAGCTAGTTGTGCGCGAGAAATAGCCATATCCTAAGTCTCCTTATATGCCAGTGCTATTTGCTGTAGTCTGAGAATCAGAGCTAGAGCAAGGAGCATTGTGGTGGAAATTAAACCGAACAATGAAATTTACACCCGCTGCATCATAGTCAAGGTTCGCATCGTCTGTTGTTAGGCCTACGATACGCATGAATAATGTTGCTGTTGTAGCGGCTGTTGAAATATCAAGTTCAGCACTTGAACGGCCTGTTGCGGTTGAGCCAGATGTTCCATTAGCAAGCGAACAGTTAGAAAAGACGTCAGCAAGTGCTGTTGCACGATCTGTTACGCTTCCATCTGCCGCTACCATGAACAACTGATTCGGGTTGTCTGCAACAAAAGCTTTGATAGGAAAGTTTGTATCAACGCTTACGTTGTTTGAACCAGGCCAGTAGTTTTTGAAGACAGTTTTCTTAGAAGAACTATCTACATATTCGACGCCCATTAGGACACCCAATGCTGGAACAGTACCACCGTCTGCCGCGCCAACAATGTCAATCACACCAGCAGCCAGTGGTATCACTGGAGAATACTGATAAATTACATTTGTTTCGTCGGATGCGATCTCATATTGAGTCACACCAGTGGTGTTTGCTCCTGCACCGTTAAGTCCGATTGGGCGCAGACCAAAAGCAGTATCTTGGTTTGCCATTTTTTACTCCAATTAACTGAGGCCTCAGTTCTTGGGGCCTCCAAAGGTTACACGAGATTGACGATCAGGTTTATTAATCGTCATTGTAGAGTGAGAATTTTCTCGCATCATATCGTGATCAACTGCATCTATTTGGTCTTGAGTTCTTTGATTAAAGTAATCAGACCTTTCTTGAACAGTTTCTAACGGTATTCTTGCAAGAACTAATCCGCCAACTCCAAACACACCAGCATATTTTCCTGAATCAATTATGGGGGCCTCAAAATCTGGATATTCATCTTGTCGAACCAGTTCGTATCCTTCGCGTAGACGAGCAGAAATATTTTTCCTGTCATCAAATCCACGAACTTCGGCTCGTATCCAACGATGCTTATATCCATCGGGCGCAGGCGGTGCGTCTAGCATAGACGGGGGAGCCCAAGGCTTACGTCTTGTCTCTTTCTCCCTTGTCTTACTAGCACGAGAGCTACGATCAATGCCTGATACTTCTGTTTTTGTTACTTCGATTTCAGCCATTGCTTTACTCCTTAACGTACTTAGCATATTCCTCAAGCGGCACACCTAATTTTTTAGCCATAGCTACTTGAGACTGGGTCAATCTGACCTTATTGCGGCGTCCAGAAGAATTTGCGGTTCTAGAAGCAGATGCCACCGTCTGGACGGGTTTCGATGTCTGCTTACCGATATTTCCAAGCTTCTGCGGGAAAGTGTCCGCCAACTGCTTGTCTAACTCATTATAGTACTCATCGCTCTGCGGGTCAAATCCTTCTGACTCAACGAGCTTTTTATGTATACCAAAAGCTGCATAAGTCATAGCTTCATCCGAACCAAACCACTCGTTTTTAGAGGCCCATTCCTCCGCTTTTGGATCAGGTCTTTGAACAGGTTGTTGGGTAGAAAGATTCTGCTCAGGTTGAGGAACTTCCACCTCTTGACTTTCACTTTCAAAACGGGCTTGAGCATTTCTTGCTCTTTCTTTAGCAACCATTAATTCAGCTATTTTTTCTTGAGCATCCACCGCGGCGTCGGAATCCCCTATAGACATTGCCTGTCTAAGGGCGTTTTTAGCTGTTTGTAGCTCGCTTTCAACCCTTCCGCTATATTCCGTAACATAATCCTTATCTAGGGTCTTCATACGGCCTTTGAGCTCGTCAGCTTCTTTTTTAACAGCTTGAGCATATGCGATAGCATCCCGTTCTCTACGTTCCGCCTCGCGCATTTTCTTTGTTAATCTATCTATCCGCTTTTTAGAATCAGATACAACCCGCCTCTGTTCAGAATCCTCAGTAGATTCCTCAGTAGATTCCTCAGTAGATTCTAGCTCTACCTCTACCTCTGCTGGTTCAACACGGGGCTCTTCTTGTAGAACCTCCTCTACTTCTTTTTCTTCTGCTAAATTGTTCATAAACGCCTCACATATTTATTATGTCTTCAGGATCTAAAATAGTGGCTAATATTTCGTCATCGTTTAGTATGCGAACTTCACCACCTTCTATTTTAAAACGAGAACCTGCATACCTGGCAAACATTACCCATCCACCCTCTTTGCACCAAGGTCCTGTTGGAAACTTTTGTTTGTCGGCATAACATAAAGATCCCATTTTTATGACATATCCTACTTGAGTGGATATCTCGTTATTTTCAATAACTTTTTCTGGTAGATATACACCGCCTGAGGTTTTTGACTTGCCCTTATATGGTAAGACTACAAGTCTCCAACCTGTTGGAGTAGGTATTCTTTCTTTTAAAGATTTATCTATTAGTGAGGGGTCTAAAACCCTTTCAGTAGGGTTTACCCAAGGGGTTGACGGAGCTTCCGTCTCTTCTTTTTTAGCTGCTTCAGCCATCATTTAACTCCTGTTTTTCTAGCAGGCTCTTGAGTTCCTGTTCGATATATTCTAAGCCGTCAAGGTTTCCCATTAACTGCTTATAGTGTGGCATATCTTTTACACCGTTTGAGCAAAGTAACTCAGATATCTGAGATTTCTTATCTGAAATCAGTTTCAAGACATGATTTGTTATTATTATCCCATCCATATGAGATAATATATGGTATTAAAGGATTAAAATCAAACAATTATTTTGTAAGTCCTTTAGATTTTTCATATGTTCTAAGACCACCCAAACCTAACATGCCTAAAAGCACGGTCATTAACGAGTCCATGTCAAATACAGGTAGTTCAGGTATTTGGACACCGAAGACCGTAGTTCCGAAAATAATAATCGGAGCAAGGACAAAGTGGTACGCAAGCGCGACACCACAGGTCCACCCGATGAACGGACGCCATCCAGCAACAAATACGGAACGACTTTTTGCTTCTTCTTTATTGACTTCAACTTGCGCGAGAGCCGCTTGGTGGGCTTGTTTTTCTGCAAGAGTTGCGATTTCATGAGCGAGGGCATTTTTCTGATCCTTGTCTTCAACAAACTTATCTAAAAGCCCTGTTACTGGTCCTATCAATGCTTGAATCATTTTCTACCTCTAAACCTGTGCTTAAAGAATACAATTAAATTTATCACTGTGTTTATGGTTATCATTGTAACCAAAAGTAATTCCCACCATTCAGGCATTATTTTTTACTCATCCAAGCAGAAACACCCATATATGCCCCAACAATAGAGCTACCAGCAATATAAAGCAAATTACTAAGGTCAGTCAGTAATTCTATTCTGGAATCTGGAATTATTGGCAGAAACATTACAGATGTGTATAAGGCCATAAAAATAAGAACAGCCGTAGCCATTCTTCTTTGAGCTTTCATTTTGCGGTATTCAGCCTCTGCTGACTTTATATCTTTGGCGTGCTCTAGTTCTTCATCAGATATCACACCATCGCCATCTAAATCATATTCATAGTAAATTGTTTCTTCCTCAAACTTTTTTTGCGCCATTAAAAAGCTCCTCTATTAGACATCAACCATATTAAACCAAACAAAAACCCAGCCATAACAATGACCAATCCCGTTATCGAAATTGCTTCAACAAAATGCTTACGAGCTTCACGCTGTGCATAAAGGGTTTCTTTGCGTTGCTTTCTAATATCCCTTTCCATCGCAATAAGCTCTTGCCATGCTTGAGGCCCCAACATCGAACCAATCAATTTGCGTAACTCATCCCTCTGGTTCTCAAGTTGTTTTTTCTGGGTAAACAATTCCATCGCTTCTTGCTCGACAGACTTGCCGCTAAATAATTTCTTGAATATAGGTGGGTTTTTAGCTTCGTGATGCGCTCTATCTACATCAGATACGGCAGACATCCACCTTGAGAGGTCCGATGCCATAGATTCCAGTTCACGGCCTACCGAAATTGATTTTCTAATTGCCGAATATGCGCTCCCAGCGATTGCCATAGCCGAAATAGGGTCTACCATTCACTACTCCAAAGGTACCCCCAAAAAATACCTACTTCTTCTTTCTCCTCTCCACGCCTTTTATTTTCCCAGAATTGGCAGATGCATAGAACACTTGAGAGCCCCTCTTTTTACCATACTGCTCTGCCATAGATTTTTTTATCTTACGCCCCTTTTTTGTCAGAGGCATGTCAAACTCCTAAGAATTTACCACCTTTTTTAGCGGCACCCATTCCACGAGCAGACATCACTTTTAAAGGTCCTACAGGAACTTTTACATCCTTTATTTCACCTGTCTTTTCAGCTTTTGGTGCTTTAGTGGGTTTGTTTGTTACAATTTTAACTGCCGACATTGTTGTTTCTCCTTCTCAACATTTCTCTTTGCATTGCGGCCTCTATCTTATCACGAGCCAACTGCTCTTGGCTAGCCAGCCTTTCGTCAAATTGTCGTGATTTGTCCATTTGCTGCGCTCTTTTTAAGGCTAATTCGGCCTCATCCGATTGAACGTCATTCTGTTCTTTAATGGCCTCTAGTTGTAACTCTTGTTGTTTTAATGTAACCACAGGGTCCTCGGAGTCCTGACCACTTAAAGACCTAGACAATCGTTGTAAATTTTGCATACCTTCAGCCACCAAAGTCGCAGTAAGTGCTTCAATTTGAGGAACCATTTCTGGGGGCAACTCTTGGCCTTGAACTCCCATTTGCGCCATAGCTTGGTCACGGGCTTGAAGCTGAACGTGTTGCATAACGTGCTTTTGAACTGCCGCAGCCATTGGGGGAGAGGCTCCAACCATTGGATTATTCCCAAAAACCAGGTGGGACATGATATGGGCTTCGTGATTTTGACCAGGAAAGGCCACCAACTGTTTTTGATCCAAAACATCAATATTCTCCTGTGCGGGGTCTTTAGGTACAGGTTGCTCTTGAGGAGGCATTATTAGATATTTATCAACATTTCTTACCCCAAGTGCCTCATACATGTCCCTATATACTTCATACATGTTGTGCATTTGTGGGGCTTGCGCCGCCAACTGCATTTGAGTTTGAGCTAAAGCTATTCTTTGTGCTTGACTAAACACGTTTGGGTTAGAGACGGGAATAATGTCAATTCTTCCGTCGAAGTCTTGAGCTTTGACCGCCGAATCAGCCCCTTCAATTTCGTAAGGATAGATTGGAGGCAGGCTTTCCCCCATTACGCGGGACAAAATCTTAAATTCTACCCTCATAGCGTAATGCAGACGCTTATGAACCGCGCTCATCACTCTTGAGCCTTGTTCCATCAAGGCTATTGTAGTGCCTACAGCCGCTTGCTGATTGCCGTCCCCCACTTTCATATCCGTAATAGTCGCGAATCGCCGTCCCGCATCAACCACAAAGCCTAAAAGCTGGAATAAAGTTCCATCAGGCCCTTTGAAGGGAAGCGGCATCAAACTATCCCGAATCGCACCTCCTGGAGCATCCACATCTCTAAATTCACCAGGTTGCAGAGGCTCATCATCGTCCCTGATCCGTAGGCCGCGGGCCTTGAAGCCTGCTGGAAGATTAGATAACGTACCCGCGTCGATTAATTGCCTTAAAGCGGCTGTCGCGGTCCGCGAAAGACCTCCAATTGTATGAATAAGTCCCAATCCATAAAAACCAAACCCTGGTAAGAATTTATAATGCACAAAATATTGAATTTTTTTCTTTTCAGGGTCATCCTCACGGTAATTTCTTCGTATAGATAGTATCTGACCATTATCTTGGCTGATTGTTACAACGTAAGGTAGTTTAATACCTGTTGGTTCACCATCTTCACCTGTATCCTGAAAACTTTCTATGTCTAAATCTACATGGCACTCTAACAACGTGGCATCATAGTCAATGTTTGAAGGCTCTATACCCCTAATCTTGTCTATTTCACTCAATAAATCGTCATTTTCACCTTGTTGAGGTAATATAGGGATATCTAAATAGAACCCTGCTAATTGCCTTTTACGCAAATCATTAAGATTCATGCGAACAACATGAGTGATATTGGGGCAAGTCTCTAAGTCAGAAGTTTCATATGGAACAATTAGATTCTCTGCTGGCACAAACTTACTTACTGCTCGCCCCAAACTCTCGTCAAAGTAGACTTTTTTGAAAGTACTACCCGCTAAAGGCAAATAAAAGAGCATTTGGTCCATTTCTGGAGTATACTCTTCCATTTCATTGGTAATATAGTAATTCATAAAGTCCTTCACGCGAAGGGCTTGATCTTCTTTTTCTCTGCTTTGACCGCCAACAATAGCAGTTCGCACTGGACCTCCCGCAGGCAGCAACTCATTAAACGCTTGCGCCTGAAATTGCACTGCTGCTTCCGCAAGAAGCGGGTGAGTGACCCCAGAAGCCCCCCTGAAGGGTTCGGCCCTTTCGGAATAATTGAAACCAAGTAACTCAAGTCCATTAGCGTAAGCGTCTTCCCACTCTTGTCTACTAGATTTATTGGCCTCAAATTCTGACATTAGGTCACTAGCTATTGATCCTAGTTCCCTATCATCCATTGATTCTGCTAAGTTGTCGTAAAAACCAGTTTCAATGTTTTGAGAAAGGCTTGGCATAAAATCAACAATCGCGCCGCCTTCATCATCAAACTCAATATCAATATCTTCTGGTCTTCCACTTAAGTCAAGAGTTCCAGGAAGCTCCATATCAATTTCTGCTAATACTTCTTCTTGGTTTAATTGGGGGTTTGCATTTTCTACTAAACTAATTGGTGGTCGAGCCATATTATTCTTCCTCGTAAGGACGCATGAAAATAGGCGTTTCTTCACCTACCCAAGATCCTAACACATTAAATTCCATATATTCCATTGCTTCATTATAACTCATTTTATCACGTTGTACCAAAATGTCGATGCACTCGTCCACGTCATAGATTAAAACATCTGCCTGACCACATCTCATTCCAACGCCTATTATAGCCTTATCAAAACCATCTGCCTTTAACATAACACATTTTCCCTTCTATTTCATGTATGGTATATATTTCGCTATACCCTTCTTTAAATTCTGCTTTGGCCTATCCTCTACGTTAATTACGTCCGTAAAACTCATGGCAAACTCTCTAGCCTGATCTTCTGTATCAAACTCTAAAAACTCACCCGTGTTGAAAGCCTTGCGAATCGCCATGTCTGGTGATAATTTCGTAAGCACAGGACCTACAGGACTATCTACAGGAAATACCGTCGGAGCTACGAAAAAACGCCCATCTACCGAAAAATCCATCAACTGAACCATTGCATTGTCTTGCGTCATTGGAGACTTGGGGTCCATGACCCGCGATATGAAGTTCGGAGACACTGCGCCACCTTCTTTCATGTTTTTAATACCAAAGAAAGTTTGATAGCTTTCTATCATTTTCTGTCTAGCAGCGTTTTCAGCAGCTTCGATTGCGGGGTAATCTAGACCTTGCGAAGCAAGCTCTTGCCTTTCTGCTAAACCCAGCACTGTATAACTTTCTGGCATATCAGAAGGTTTTGTTATTTCCCCAGAGGCGATCAACTTAGGTATAGACGCTCCAGAGGACAACATATTAATTGGAGATCCTGTATCCCCTGACAAGATAGTAGGTTTTAAACCTGCAACATCTGCAATTACTTCATCTTGAAGATCTATTAAACTTTTAGCATATGAAGCGGGGTCATCAACGTCTTCATATCCAGATATTTTTTCCTGACCATAACCTTTATTCTTCACAGCGGCGTTTACATTGGTTGTTATATCTTCCGACAGTGCAGGCAAATAGCCCGCAATTTTTTCTCTTGGCACGTCGTATCTAACTAATCTGTAATCAGTCGAGTTAGACATGCTAAATTTGCCTTGTGTAAGAAAATTTATGTTTGAAGAAACTTTACTAGGGTCGAGGGTCGCGGATATTAATCCCTCATCCTCAAAAACTTTACCGTCAACAAGCTTAACAAGCCTAAACATAGGCACAGTATCGCCGTAGCCTTTGCTGTCCAAAGCCGAATTTGTTCTTGATAATGCTCCAGGAGTTTTAAGTAAACGGTCCGCGACCTCGGATCTGTTTACTTTTTCAGGGGCTATAACCCAAGAAGTAAGTAACTCAGGGGTGTTTAAATCCGCGTTCTTCTTAACCATAGCGGACAGTCCGCCAAATCCATCATATTCGATTAGGTGAGGAGGTATTTCTGCTCTGACGTCCTCCATCAAAAACTGATTATCTGTCCCAAAAACTTGAATAGGGCCTGTTGCTGTTATAGAATCAGCATTCGCTGAGGCCTGTTCTAATTGTTCTTCTAATATATCTGGTAAAAGCTCAAGTTCTTCCCTGCTGCCGTATTGTCCGCTACCAGGTATATTAACTGGGTAAGTAACGTCATTTGAAGAAAGAATCTCTTCGACAAGTTCTTTACGGTTCCGAATTTGAGGGAGAACTTCTTCAGCCTCTCTAACTATATCAAAGGAGCGTTCCCGATCTTCTGTGGACCTAGCGACCTTTTCCCCTGCAATATTCAGATAATTCTGATAAGTATCAGTAGAACTTAGCCCTAAAGTCTTTTCAACACGTTGCATTTTATCAATCATGTTGTTATAAGGCTCTCTTACTTTCTTCTTGGCTCTTTCAATTATCTCATCCCTAGCTACTAAATCGTAAGTGTTCTGGGGAACTCCCTCTTGACCCGTTCCTGGGAAGAAGGTGTTTCTTTGAGATAGGTTTTTAGGGTTGAAACCCATCTCCTCCATTACCTCCGCCCTAGCAACATCTAAATAATCTCTAATCTTCCCCATTGTAGATAAAGGTGCCGCTTGAATTAAATTACCAAAATTATAAGCCCCGCTCCCGCCCGCTGTATTTAAATTATTGGTAAATGTATCTATGGCTTTTTCTTCATCCTGCATCGTTCTAATTAAGTTGCCTGTTGATAAACGGAAGCTAGCCCCTCCCTGCGGCAAGCCCTCAACTTTTTGGATCAAATGTTGTAATTCGTGAACCATAACGCTCTTAAACCGATTAGGGTCAGTTGGGTCAATTTGGTCCGCTCTTATAGCAATTCGTTTATTAGATTCATCAAAGTGACCGCCAGCCCCTTGAGGGATATCTTCTGATATCCTTAGGGTATAATCCTGTAAAATTTCGCCATAGTTATTAACTATTGGGTGATCTTTGGGCATATGGTCTAGAAGGTTAGTATCAAAAAACTTACCGAACCCTTCCTGTGAAGGAAGATCTCCTAAATTATTATCCATATAGGTTATTAGGTTTTTACCCTCTAACGGCTGGTCGCCAAAGAAATCATACATATCCTGAATAATCGGGTCTGAGGACCCCTTTCCAAAGTCAATGTCTGACCTCACTCCATCAAACTCGGTGTAATAAGTGGTATAAGTGCTTCCATCTGACCTGATGTATGTGGCAGGTGCCGTACCATACCCTGTTTTTTTCTTTGTCTCTTCAAAGATATCCAGGGCTCGGTCTAAATCGTACCCAGGTTCTGAAACCGACTCATATAACCATTGAGCGAGATTTCTTGATTCTCTTGCTTCAGGCACTTTGGAGGCAAAGTAGTCCCCTCCCATCATTCCTAAAATAGTACCTTGGTCCCCAGATGCGCTTGCTCGCGCTACAGACGATAAGGTCCCAACACCTTGTAACAAAGGAACAGCAAAAGGGTCATACTTCTCTATCATACCCGTTTCAGGATTATACTCTTCGCCGCCAGCCATACCCGTGCGTAACTGACGCTCAGGAAAAGCCTCAACTTCTTCTTTGACTGCGGACGCCACTCCCCCTACCGTGCCCTTAGGATCTGCTAACAAAGTTTTAAAAAAATCAATTCCGCCTGTGACTGCCGAAGGAGTGCCTAATCCTTGATATTCATACTGACCTGGGGTTTGGCGATAATACAAAGAACCATCTACTTCCCCTGTGGCAACAGTTGGTTCTTTCTTTACGGAGTATTGAAAAGGTAAAAAGGGGCTTAATACCTGAGACATTATACCTTTGTTTTCTGCCTCTGGTATTCCCGTAATAACTCGTTCAGCCATAATATGCGCGGACCTTAGTATAAGTTTCTTCGTCAGGGTCCCAATCGTCGTCTGGTAACGTCACAAAATTACCCTGACGATACCTCATCAACGCTTGGGTCATACTATCTACCAAGTCATCATACTCTCCATTTGGAAATGCCGCAACTTCTTCAATCATTTCATCAGCAAATAGCTCGTCTGGGGCCCAAACCATGCCAGCTTCAAAAAGAGGAGACACAGAGTGCACTCTAGATACTTTATCATTCCCCCTGCTTGGCGTAAAATTCACAACAGGTATTCCCATATTCCGTAACTCGTGGGTCAACGGCATCCCAGAAGCTTTTGCCTCCACAACCACCGTATCAGGGTCCCAATAACTCCACTCATCGTATGCAATTTTCTTCAGCTCAGGAAAGTCCCAACGCCCTTTTTTGCTATCAAGAAGAATAATCGCGGGCCGCGAGCTGTGTGCACTGGGCCTAAACACGCCCCATGTAGTTATTGCACTAAAGTCAGCCGTCGTACTTTTTGAAAACGCGGTATCGTAACTCTGTATTACATACTCCAAATCAGGAATATCCTTATGCTCCCACCTCTTCCACCACTCTCGCGGTATGATCGCATTGTCGTCGCCCGTGGGGTTCTGTTGATATTGAGCATTCCACTTGCCAGGAGGTATGGACGCCTGTACCCGCTGTAAATCGTCCACGGACCAAAATTCAGGCCAACAAGAGTTGCCACTCGGCATAATCGCAGGAAGTTCTACCACCTCCCATTGGTCTGCTTTTTCGTCTTTCCCCATCTGACGCTGGAGCTGCCCCGTAAGATCCTTCTCTGACCATCGCGTCATAACAAGAATGATAGCACCTCCAGGCTGTAAACGCTGTCTAGGCCCACCTGTATACCAGTCCCAGTCATTGTCAAAACCGCTCGCGGACATGGCGGTCTGCTCTGAATGGGGGTCATCTATTATTATCAAGTCGCCACCACGTCCTGCTAAATTAGACCCCACACCAACGGCGTAGTACATTCCACCGCGGGCCGTGTCCCACCTGCCAGAGGCTTTACTGTCCGCAGATAACTTTGCGTCAGGGAATACGTCCGTATAATCGTCTCGCTCCAAAAGGTTTTTCACCTTACGACCAAAAGATACTGCAAGCTCGGTGGTATGCGTTGCTTGGATAATCTTCATGTTAGGATTTTTGCCTATCATCCACGCTGGCAAAAGGTAACTTGCAAACTCGGACTTTGTATGACGAGGAGCCATGTTTATTATGAGACGTTTTAACTCGCCTCGCGCTACTCTTTCAAACTTTTCCGCTATAATCTTATGGTGTTCTCCCGCAATAAACTCAGGCCACATGGCTTTTACGAAAGTCAAAAAGTTGCTCTTACACGCTTCCACGCGATTTAACTGCGCGAGGCGTAGCTCTAACTTATTTATTCGGTCTTCTATATCTAAATCGTTCACGAGGCCTCCATATATCAAATCTCTTATACCATAGGTTTAAAATTTTGCAAAATTTTTTAGGGCCTTGGGGCCCCTGAGCAACAATAACAAAAAAGGGGTTAACTAATCTAACCTTTGCCTATTTTTTAGGCAGTTTAATGATTAATTTTTATGCACTATACGTTTTTTCTGCATATTGTTTGTGCAAAACATGGTCCAAGACGTCGGCTGCTGAGGCTACCGCGCCGATTTGCTGTCGTTTTGGATTAATTTTGGGCCGTAACCTATTGAAAATTAAGTTTAATAAGGGGACCCTGAGCCGCGGGCCTAAAACATGGACGGATCGCCGCGTATTTTAAACCGTGATCCGCGATCATTTCACCAGCTATCACGATCAACGCATCAACAACCGCGAATCATGGACCGCGCCCGCCGTACGTGTTTAGGGCAAGGGAACTCG